CGGGTGGCGCCGTCGATCTTTTCGGCCGGGACGTCCTGGAGCTGGGTGTAGCCGTTGGCGCGCTGGACGGCCTTCCATGCGGCTAGGCTGTTGCCGGCTTCCAGCATGGCGCCAATGAGCGCGAAGCGCAGGCGCGGTTCGGTCACCGTGCCATCCAGGCGCAACGTCTCGCGGGCGTTGGCAAGGTCGATATCCGGGAAAAAGCCATCATTGTCGACCGTCTGCGGCGGTTCGGTGCGGGGCGCGGGTGCGGTTGCGATGAAGCTCATGGCCTGTTCTCATGAAATCGGCGGTGGGCGGGCATCCAGCCGGTCTGTGACCGACCTTCCGCCCGCGCCGCCGTGCGCTTGGGGGCACTCGGTTAGCCGGCGTCGCCGGCGTTCTTGATCTTGCGTTCCAGCTGTTCGATGAGCTTTTTCGCGCCCACGCCGCTGTGCAGCTCCACAGCGCGGCGCAGTTGTGCGACGCTGGCCCGCGCCATTTCCAGCTGCGGGCCGCGCGGCTCCTCGCCGGCCTGGGCCGCCAGCGTCTTGCCCAGGGCCAAGTGCAGCTTGGCGCGGGCTTGGTCCGGCGCGTCCTGACCGTCCACCAGGCGCGCGACTTCCTGCAGCACCTGCATGGCTTCGTCGGGTTTGGACACTGCGCCGTTGGCGACCTGGCCGGCCACCTCGTCCAGCAGCAGGGTGGCCGTGTTGCGCTTGAGCCGTTCCGGCAGTTGCAGGTCATGGCGCAGTACGTAGTCGGCGAGCTGCAGGCCGGGCGCGAATGCGCCGATGTCGAAGTGCCACACCATCAGCGTGGTCACCACCTCATCAGGCTGGCCGCCATCGCCCGCCAATACACCCTGCAGGTAGTCGGCGTACTCGGGGACCAACTCGCGTTTCACGGCTACCTTTCGCTCCACGGACTGGATATCGTGCAGGCGCCGCCGGTCCTGGGTCAGCTTGGCCATCATCTGGCCGTAGATGCCGCCCATGACGGCCGAGGCGTCGCCATCGGCAGCGCTTGCGCGGGCGGCCAGCACCCGCGTGCGGTGTTGTTGTGCGGGGCTGGTCATGGTCAGGCCTGCACCAGCTCGATGTTTTCGACCATGGCGGCTTGGCCGTAGTCTTCCACAACGTAGTCATCGTTCGAGCTTTCGTAGGTGTCCACCCGGCTGCGCTTGGCGTTTTCCTCGATGTGCCGGCGGCGGCCGCCAATCTGCCAGTACAACGACAGGTTATCCAGAGTGGTGATGAGCACCTTCTTTTCCGGGAAGAATGGCGCCTGCACCGCCGGCAGGCCGCCGATGCGCTTCTGGCTGATGATCAGGTCTGCCGCCAGCGTGTCGGTGGCGCGGCTGTCCTGGTTGACCAGCGGGAAATACTTGTCATGCATGAGGCCACGGCCGACGATGGCGACCAGGCCGGCGCTTTCGCGGTGCCACGGGTCCAGCAGCGTGATGGCGTCGTAGACCAGGGCGTCCAGGTTCTTGTAGTCGCCGCTGGCGCCCACTTGGACCTTGCCCGCCGTCTTGCCCTCGTTCATGACGCGCTCTTCCGCGTACTCGCGCATCTTCTGCAGCCAGCCCTTGTTCACGTCCTGCAGGAGCGGGTTGGCGCTGGGGTTGGTCGTAGCGGCTACGCTGGTGCCGTTGAAGCCGATCATGATGCGGTCGAGCGCCTGGCGCTGGACGAGCAGATCGCGGATGCGGGTCTCGAAGTCCTTGAAGTGCGCCCAGGCGTCCAGCTTGGCGTAGGGAATGAACGAATCGAAGTTGGTGTGACGGCAGTAGTAACCGTTCACGTCCAGCGTGGTCAGGTCGCGCGGCTCGCGGTCCTTGGTCTGGGTGTCGGTGCGCGAGGCGATGGGGCCGGACAGGTTCAGGCCCAGCTTTTCGCCTTGCTGTTCGGTGACGCCGATCATGTTGATCTTGGTCAGGAAGGCCGAGCTTTCCTGGATCTTGGTTTCCATCGTCTGTTGCACGGTCGGCGCGACGTTGAAAGTGTGGGCGACACTATCGACCTCGTTGAGTTGGGCCAGGTTGTGCAGATAGTCGTTGAAGAGGACGCGGGTTTCGTTGCGCATGTTGTGGTTCCGGTTGATATTGATGGGGCAGGGGCGGCCCGCGTTAGCAGTCCGTTTTCACGCGGCCGTTACCGCCAGCGGCCGGCGGGCGCTGCGAGTGGTTGCCGGGCGTCTTGTCGAGCTGGGCGCGCAGCTCGGCCAGTTCCTTGGCCGTCGCAGCGTTCTTCTTGAATTCCTCCATCTCGGTCCTGACCTTGGTCACGGCGTCGGCCAGGTCTCCGGTGGTCTTCTTGATCGCGGCTTCCAGTGCGTTGAAGGCTTGTGTTGCGGCGGCCACGTCAACCGGCGCGGTGGCCACCTGCGGGGGCTGCGGTGCTGCGGCTTGCGGCTGGCTCGGCAGCAGGGAGCGGAAGAAGGCGGCGAACCCCTGCAGGGCTTTGGCGGTGTCGTCGGTGGGCTTGGCCTCTTCGTCGAAGTTCAGGGGCGTTTCCAGCAGGCTGGAGAACAGGTTTTCCGGCGACTGCTTGCGGCCAGCGAGCGGGTTGGATGCAGGATTCTTGGCGGCGAATTGCAGGATGGAGGTCCCCAGGCTGGCCGGGCTGTCGGTGACGCCCAGGCCGACCAAGCCGCACTTGCCGGTGCCGGCGAAGTCTTCTTGAAGTTCGATGGACGTATAGATTTTCTGGCGGCCCTTCGTCATGGACACCAGCGCGGGAGTGGGGTCGAGCTGCGCTTGCAGCGTGAGCTTGCCTTCATCGTTTTCTTCGGTGCGCACGGCCAGGACATCGCCATAGGCGCAGAACGGGCTTTCCGGCACGACGCCGCGAATGTGTTCCATCCAGATGCGCGCGCCGTACTTCTCGCGGTTGTAGGTTGCCGCGATCTCTTCCAGCCAGGTGCGCTGGATGTTGCGGCCATCGGTGGTCTGGCCTTCGGTGGCCACGGTAAACCAGCGGTCTTTTTTCATTGGGTTTGGCTCGTCGGTGGTGTTCGGGTGTTGCCATACTGGCCCCCGCCGCCCGGCCACTCAACGGCGCGGCGTTGTGCGCGTGCGATCCAGAAGAGACGGCTTCACGCGCGCGCGGAGAAGCCCGGCAGGATGGCGGCATGTTGCAATCCACCGACCACATCGACCCGCGCCGCGTCGCCCGTGACCTGTACTGGCAGGGCTGGCGCATCTCGTCCATTGCCCGCCACCTGAGCGAAAAGCGCACCACGGTTCACAGTTGGAAAACGCGCGACGGCTGGGACAAGGCTTCGCCGGTCGAGCGCGTAGAGACCGCGCTTGATGCGCGCCTGTGTACGCTCATCGCCAAGACTGAGAAGGACGGGCGCGACTTCAAGGAAATCGACCTGCTGGGGCGCCAGCTTGAGCGCACGGCGCGCGTGCGCAAGTTCGATGAGGACGGGCGCGATTCCACGTTGAACCCCGCGCTTGACCGGCGCAATGCTGGGCCGAAGCGCAAGCCCGAGCGCAACGCGATCAGCGACGAACAGGCGCAAAAGCTGTCACAGGCGTTCCGCGATTCTCTCTTCGACTATCAAAAGGTCTGGCTACGCAACGGCGATCAGCGAACCCGGATGATCCTCAAGTCGCGGCAGATCGGGGCAACCTGGTACTTCGCGCGCGAGGCGCTGGACGATGCGATCAGGACGGGCCGAAATCAAATCTTCCTGTCCGCCTCGAAGGCGCAGGCACACGTCTTCAAGCAGTACATCATTCAATTCGCGCGAGAGGCCGCGGACGTCGATCTCAAGGGCGATCCCATCGTCTTGCCGAACGGCGCGCACCTGTACTTTCTCGGGACGAACGCACGCACAGCGCAGAGCTACCACGGCAATTTCTACTTCGATGAGTTCTTCTGGGTGCCGAAGTTCGCCGAGCTGAATAAGGTGGCCAGCGGCATGGCGCTGCATAAGCACTGGCGCAAGACCTATTTTTCTACCCCGTCCAGCATGGCCCACGAGGCCTATCCACTTTGGACGGGCGACGTGTTCAACAAGCGCCGCGCCAAGCGCGAGCAAGTGGCCATTGAGCTGGCGCACTCGATCTTGAAGAATGGCCACCAGTGTGAAGACCGCATCTGGCGACAGATCGTCACCATCCTGGACGCCGAGGCGGGCGGCTGCAACCTGTTCGACATCGATGAGCTGCGGCTTGAGTACAGCCCCGATCAGTTCGAAAACCTGCTGATGTGCGGTTTCATCGATGACACCGCATCCATCTTCCCGCTGTCGGTGCTGCAGGGCTGCATGGTGGATTCGATGGTCGAGTGGGTCGATGTGCAGAAATTTCTGCTGCGGCCCTACGGACACTGGCCGGTGCTGGTGGGCTATGACCCGTCGCTGTCGGGAGATTCCGCCGGTTGTGTCGTGCTGGCCGCGCCGCGCACCCCCGGCGGCAAGTTCCGCGTGCTGGAGTATCACCAGTTCAGGGGGATGGACTTCGCAGCGCAGGCCAAGAAAATTGAGGAAATCACGAAGCGGTACGCCGTGGCCTACATCGGTATCGACGCCACCGGCATGGGGCAAGGCGTGTTCCAGCTGGTCAAGCAGTTCTTTCCCGGTGTCCGGTCTTACAGCTATTCGCCCGAGGTCAAAGGCCGCCTGGTGCTCAAGGCGGGGGACGTGATCCGTAACAAACGCCTGGAGTTCGACGCCGGCGCCACCGATCTGGCGCAGTCGCTCATGGCAATTCGCAAGACCACAACCGCCAGCGGGCGCAGTGTCACATACGACGCCGGCCGGGCCAGCGAGACCGGACACGCCGACCTGGCCTGGGCGCTGATGCACGCGCTGGATTGGGAACCCCTGGAAGGCGCCGCAGGCGTCGGAAAAAGCTTCATGGAGATTTACGGATGAAACGGAAAAGCAAGGCGGCCAGCGCTGCGCCGGCGCCCATGCCTGAAAAGGTCGAGGCCTTCACCTTCGGTGACCCGGTGCCGGTGCTTGATCGGCGCGAGATACTGGACTATCTGGAGTGCTGGCGCAATGGGCGCTGGTATGAGCCGCCCGTCAATTTCGGCGGCCTGTCCAAGACGTTCCGGGCCAGCCCGCACCATAGTTCGGCTATCTACTTCAAGGCCAATATCCTGGCCTCCACGCTGCTGCCGCATCCTGCGTTTGGCCGTGATACCTGCCTGAAAATGGCCATCGATTTCCTGACCTTCGGCAACACCTACGCGGAGCGGCTGGACAGCATGACGGGCAAGCTGATCATGATGAAGCACGCGCTTGCCAAGTACACGCGGCGCGGCGTAGAGCCTGGCCGTTTCTTCTTTCTGCCCAGCTCCGGCCAGGAGCATGAATTCCGCCCCGGCACGGTGTGCCAACTGATGCAGCCGGACATCAACCAGGAAATCTATGGCCTGCCCGAGTACCTGGCCGCGCTCAATGCCGCATGGTTGAACGAGTCCGCGACGCTGTTCCGGCGCAAGTACTACCACAACGGCAGTCATGCGGGATTCATCATGTACGTGACGGACACCCTGCCGGACGGTGGCTATGTCGATGACATCCGCGAGGCGATGAAGAACTCGAAGGGGCCGGGCAACTTCCGCAACCTCTTTGTCTATGCGCCCGGCGGCAAGAAAGACGGCATGCAGATCATCCCGGTTAGCGAGGTGGCCGCGCGCGATGACTTTTTCAACATCAAGAACGTGTCGCGCGATGACGTGCTCGCCGCGCACCGGGTGCCCCCGCAGCTCATGGGCCTGGTGCCGACGAACTCGGGTGGCTTTGGTACGCCGATATCGGCGGCGAAGGTGTTCGCGCGTAACGAGCTGGAGCCGCTGCAGGCCAAGTTCTTGGAAATCAATGACTGGCTGGGCGATGAGGTCGTGCGCTTCAAGCCCTACATGATCCCCGGAGACGGCGACGAGTAGCGCGCCCGAGCCACAGGCATCAGCCCCGCACCAGCGGGGTTTTTTTTCGTCCGCGCCGCGCGCTGGTCTGCAGGCCTGGCCCTTACCGACGCTCGCCGCGCTTGCGCCCCTGTTTGACTGCCAGCGGCTCGGTCAGACAGGGTTCGCCCTGGATGTAATC